CCACCATCAACAGCTGTTAATACATCTAATAGATCAGCATGATCTCTATAAATGGCATTGCATCCATATAATTTACCATGAGGTTTTAAAAGACTTAAATCAAAATCTTTTCTACTTTCACCATTACCAATTAAAAATACTTTACTCACCTTTATCCCTTGTTATTAAATTATCTGGTTTATCTATAGGTATGCCTGTTCTATCAAACCATTTGTTTTTTACATTATAAACATGACCTAAAGAACCATCAGATAACTTAATTGACTTCTTATCAATCTTACCGTCATAAATTGAACCATCTTTTAGTATTAACTGTAAAGTGCCATGTAAATTTTGATACACTCTATCTATTACTTTATCGCCTATTCTATTTGACTCAGGTATTATATTAGTCATACAAATATTTCTTTCATAATAAATTTACATTTTGTCAAGTTATAATTTACAAATGGTTTTAACTTGGCAATCTTAAATGACTTTTCAGGCCATATAACAGTTTCGGCAATTTCTTTATCCCAATTCTTAATAAACGATAGTATCTTATCCAAGATGATGATTGTTTGTATTGATATTTGTCCTGAAAGAAGTAGCCGTAACAACACTGGATGTTGGCCTTTAGATACACGAAACAAATCATCAAAAGAAATGCTATTAGTGCTAATATTATTATTAAGTAATAAGCAATCGCTTCTAAAATTGTAGGTAAAACTTTGATTAAACTTCTTCCACTTTGTATAATTAGTTTCACCATCTGCTCGTATAAGGTTACCAATCCAAGTTTTTGAATTGTTGAAGAAATTACAGACATAATAATCAAGCAGTTCTTCTTTATTGTATTTTGTAGTGAGTTTATAAAAGAAAAATCTATCATTACGTTTTATAAAACTATTGAAACTAGAATTTACCTTTGCATTGTGTTTAAAGAAGTCATAACTTTTAGAGGTAAAATGAAGTTTGACAGCAAGATATAATTTATATGCTTCATAACTATCATTACTCATATAGGTAAAACTGCGGTACTTGACTTCTCAACCAAGTTCAGTTTTTCTGCCTCTCTTTGTATTTTTTCTTTAAGTTGTTTATTGATAAGTGGACCAACTGTTGCTGTATCAATCTCATTTTCATCACAATACTTGACAACAGCGTCAAGGTATGGTATCTTTTTTTCTTTAACAATACCTTCTATGATTAACCCAAACTTTTTACTATTCATTAAATTCATAAGATTATTATAACACTTTATACTAAAATTGTCAAGCCTGTGTTCTGTTACTAGGTCACAGGCAACCCTTAACTGCTTATGCAGCCATAGCTAAATTGTTAGCATTTATGATTTGATAGTGGGTTATCAGCCATTAAACTCCAGTATGTTTTAACTGCGAATCGATCCTAGTTCCACCCCTAAAATTTCATTGTTTTAATGGTGGAGTGGGAGGGAATTGCACCCTCGTCTTCTCCAGGTATTATCATACCTTCAACGTTTAATTCTTTAATGGTTTTGTTAAATCAAATGTATGAAATATCAAACATCTTTCAGAACCACTTGGTATATCAATTGTAGCTGTAGTTTCTGTATTATCTTTGTTTATATAATAAGTTACCATATATACAGGTTGACCATCTTTTTGCATACCTTCTCTACCTAATGATACGTTTACTGGTTCAAAACCAAAATGATTTAAATAGTTATCTACTAGTTCTGGTTTAGTACATAGCGCTGGTATTTGTTGAAAATAATACTCACCGAAATCTTTTTCGTGGTCTGCATATGCTATACTAGAAATTAGTAAACTTAAAATTATTATTATCTTTTTCATATCTCCCTTTAGCTGTTATGGTCGCAAGTAGGATATATTAAATCACCTTTTTGATTAATTCGACTATTGACTTTTATTAATTATTTATACTATTTCTTTCAAAAAAGTCCTTAGTGTGTTTATAAAATAACTCCTGATGTTGTTTTATCTTATCTTCACCATGTATCCATTCTTGTACAAAGCCATCTTCACAAGCAGCCAATATAACTGTTTGCTCAATTTTTTTGTCGGGAAATAATTCTTCAAACATTTTTGCATAAGCCGAACATTGTAAAAAGTTACCATAGTTATAATCTTCGTCACGTCTTTTTGTGGATGTTTTAAAGTCAACTACAGACAATTTGCCTTTATATTCAGCAACACAATCAACTTGACCTGCAACACCTATTTCTTTTGAGTAAATAATTTCTTCTAGCATATGAATATTATCTATTCTTGCTAGATAAGGTTTTACAATTCTAAACAAACCTAGTGGTGTAACAGCTGTTATACCTACAGATTTATCGTCTTCATTATTTAAATGATTTTCTATTAATGTGTGAGTTGTCTTACCTCTATTTGTGGCAGACACAGAAATATAGTTGGCCATCTTTTCACCAACACCTTGTCTCCATGCTTCAATCTTTTGTTTTCTTTCGGGAATAGAACCTAGAATAGAAGTCACGGAAGGCATATTAACGCCATCAATAGTATAATATCTTATACCATCTTGGTTTTTGCCTTTCACACCTAAATTTTTAGGTAATGAATCTTCATTCAGTTTTACATAATTAAACGCCATAATATACCTTCCTTATTATTATATACTATTAGTATAACATATTATTGTCAATATGTCAAGCTCAAGTGCCCTTTTGAGAGTACATATCATT